AGGGCCTGCTCCAACATCACGGCCTTGAGATAGGCTGCACTCTTCTGGCTGGTATGGAAATTTGGCTGGCGGCGATATTCACCAATGGTGCGGCTTACCTGCTCTAGCATGGTACGGGCCCTGGCAGCATCAAGGCTGGCAATGGCTAGCTTTTTACCAAATTGGCTTTCAATGATACCGGCTGTGTTTCGGCTGGTATTTTCAAGTGCGAGGTCTGTGAGTTTCATCAGGGGTAATCCTTTTAGTTTGTAAGTATTTAGTGACAACTGGGTATTTGTCCAGGTGAATTCGAGCACTTTCCCGCAGGGCCTGCGCCTGTCCCAGTTTGGATTCGTGCAGGCCAACGTGGATCATGTTTTGTATGCGTGTCATGTGTATGTCAATGTCGGCCTGGGCCCGACCCAACTGTTGATCGAGATTCTGTATGTGCTGTGCTGCTGGGAAATCCTGGTGTTTCATGGCTGTGCAGTAGCGCAGAGCAGATTTCATGGTATGGAATTTCTGCACACGTTGGTTGGGTTCGATCACCAATATTTCGCCCCTGTGCGGTATCAGTTCGTAGTTGGCATATATGGCATAACCCCTGTGGGTGCGCAACAATAATTCTGGATGTCTGCGGGATTCCTGTGCCAGTTTCCTCAGCGTTTCAAACTTGCGATTTTCCATTATTGATACACAAATTTGGTATTGATCACAGCACCCGTGGTTTGGATCACAGGCTCAAGATTTTCTATGCCTTCGCCTAGGCCAGTGATCAGGGGTACACCGTCGCAGTCTTGGGTCAGTGCTGCCAGAGGTTCACCGCTGATGTCATAGATGCTGGCAAATTCGCTGCCAAATTCAAAGGTCCAGATTCTGCTGGATCGCCGATTTAACCCCAGCATGGCCACACTGGCATCCTGCAGGATCTGCGGCTCGGAATAAATCGTGACCTGGGTTCGCAGACTGATCAATTGTGTCAAGGTTTCCCAGTTGCGCTGTTGATTTCTAGCTCTGGTCAGTGCTGCTTGATCTGTGATAACCGCACCCTGTTTGTCAGTCAAAGGCAGCTGTGTGACCTTGGCATGATTCAATATGCCGGTGGCTGTGCAGTCAAACAAGGTATAGCAAATGACTTTATTCATATTTCAATCTATAGTAAACTTCCACACGATCCAGGAGATCTTTCAGTTCTGCGTCAGTCTTGGCCTGCTGCTGTATGTTCATCCACAGTTTGGCTCGCTGATGCCGCACATGGTGGCTTTCCATGGTTTCTTGGATCATTTCCCTGGTATCAGTGGGTTGATTTTTGCGCCTGCGATAAATGGTCTGACCGCCGTCGGGTGATTCATACACATAGGCTTGATCCGAGTCATGATATTTGTAGTCACTCATATCAATAATTATGCTGTAAAAAAACCGGAATACAGAATCGCGGTTTTTATGCCCAACTGCTGTGATCTAGGATGACAAAGTGCCACGTACCCCATACGCCGTATTTTGAGCCAGTGCCACGATAGCAGAGCCGCTGGAGGCACCACCTTGTATTTCATACGTATCGGGCAACGTAGCTGTTGTCCAAGTTGAACCATTGGTGCTGGCCAATACCCAAGTGTCTGCACTGTTTCGGGGAAATGCTGCAAATCTATTCAGCCCATAGACTATGGTTGCCACACCAGGTGATACGTTGGTAGCTTCAGTCCAGTCCAGTCCATTACTGCTGTACCATAAGCTAGTAGAGGTATTTTCATCATTGACCACATATAATCCATTGCCAGCAGCCACACTCCACCAGCCGGGGTTAGCGGGCGCCGTGCTTGAAGCGGTCCATGTAGTACCGTCGGCACTGATTTCCGAACCAGAAAATCCGCCGGTCGCGATAAAATTACCGTTGCCAAAGGTCACAGCTCGATAGCTAAAAGCAGCCTTGGTTTGAGTCCAGGAACCTGTAGCGCCAGTGGTACTGCGCCAAAAACCTTGGAAAGGTGCTATCAGTACAAATGCTCCAGCGCCGGCAGTGACGTACCAGTTTGATCCACCATTGGGCAGTGTTACAGCTGTCCAAGAGGTGCCATTGTCGGAATATGAACCTGCATCCGAGTTTGCCGCCACTGCGAGATATCGACCACTGGTGCTTTCGTATGCCAGTTCCTGCCATTGCACTGTATTGCTGGGTCCCTGCACTGGGGTAGTCCATGTGGTGCCATCAGACGAAGTAGTGGTCAAGCCTGAGCGACTTAGTGCTAAAAATTGACTGCCCGTCCATACCACATCTATCCAGTTACTGCTTGTGAGATTTGATGTTGTTTTAGTCCAAGTAATGCCGGGAGCAGCTGGAGGAATGGTGTTGATCTTGATGCCAGAAATGGTGGTGCCGGAAATGTCCATGAGATATCCTTTTGAACTTATTTATTACTCTTAACAGCCATAAAAAAACCGCGATGTGAAATCGCGGTTTTTAAAGTGCTCCTGGGTCTTTGAATTACGAAGCAGCCAGTTTGAAACCAACGTTGGTGGGTGTACCAACAACTTCGCCTGTGACGTTGGCAGCAGCCAATGCTGTTGCAGCATTGGGGAATGTGCCTGTGTCATACAGTGCTACTGAGAGGAAACCACGTGTGTTGCCCGAACCTGTAACAGGGTCTACCTGATAGATAGCAACAGTTGTCAACTGCTGAATGCTCTGCAGAACGTTGCTGACAGCGCCGTTAACGCCCATGCCGCCTGCGGCATTGGCGCCTGCAACAGCAAACTGCCAAAAGTCCAGTTTGGGACCAGCGGGCTGAACTGTGTTGCCTGAGCCTGTGGAAATGTTGGTGCTGGAAACAGGACCGTTTTGTACGTCTAGTGCAAATACTGGTTGTGCATCACCATTGGTGCGTGTAAAAATTGCCATGATAAATCTCCTTAAGTGTGTGACCTTTTGGGGTCTGCTAGTATTTAGCTGTCAGGAGAAAAAACAGTGTTTTGGTCAGGCCAAACGGCCCATCATGGTGCGATACCAGCCGGGGGTGCCTTCTTGGATGGCCGGCAGCTCTATGCCCTTGGGCGCTAGATCAGCACGGGCCTGTGCTAGTTTGGCATCTCTCTGGGGATCTCGTTGCAGTGCTGTGACCACTGCTTCTACACCTGCAAGATCTTTGGGCGTGGCACCAGGATACAGTATCAACTCTGCAATTTCTTGGGGATCGGTTGTAATCAATTCGCCGGTGGCGCGATCCTTGAGTCCGTATTGTCCCGACCAGGTATACCCTTGCGGATATTTTTTGTTGGCGCTGGTCTTGCCCAGGCTGTTGAGTATGATGTGCTTGACAGCATCTTTGTACTGTGTGTCGGCGGCAGCACGTTTGGCAAATCTTGCCCATTCAATGTTGGGCTCAAACATAAAATCCACCTGCACAAATCCCCGCTGTGGCTTGCCAGCCACCGGAGCCATGAAACTCATGGTTTCGTATTCAGTGGGCTTTTTGTCTCGAGCAGTGCCACCTGCTATGACCAAATTGGGATCCATCTCCTGGCTCTCGGCCCAATTTTTTAATATGCCATATAATTTGGATTTGGGTGTTTGTGTTTTATCCACGGCTAGATCTATATCGCCCGATTCCGCACGCAGACCCGTGCTGCCCAGCATGTTATCCAGCAGCGGCAGCCCTGTCAATTGTTCCAACCACAGCACTGTGGGCTTGACATCGGTCTGCTGTATAGACTTGGTCAAGACTTCGCCAGTCCGGGGATTTTTAAATTGATTGCCGCCTTCGTTTAATTTAATCATAGTGCTGATATGGGTTCCTGGATAACTTTTCCTCTATCGGCCAACCGATCATACCACTGGTTAATTTTCATAATATTGTCAGGGCGGGTAACAGCATACATTCCAGATTCTCGGTCCCGCTTGACTTGTCCGCCGCGCAGTTCCGTGGGAAGTCTATCATAATAGTAACCACTGTTACGTATAATGATGTTGATGGTAGGATCTTCGGGATTGGCAAATTTATACTGCATTCCGGGCTCAACAATCTTGCTGATATCGGACTCGGGTCCAGCGGCGCTGGGTTGCTTTTGTGTTTTGATTCCGGCTGTTTTTAATGCCTGATTTAAACTGTAGGCCATTTCAATAGAAACCGGTTGCCGCGCACCATCTATCCAGCGGCCAGCGTTGACATCATAATAAAAGAGATCATCCTGATATCGTGCCTGTATGGTTCTATCGTATGCAGTGGCTGGTTTAATTTCAATACCATTGCCTGCATCAATCCAACGTTCCCCATATCTTGCTGACTGTATGATGTGATCAGCAGCATACTGCAGAGTAGAAGGTAAATTGTACCAAGCAGCAGCAAATCCTGCCATGTCCTGTTGCAGTGCCGGATCAATTTTCTGACCAGGTTGATGTTTGGCTGCTTTTAAAAGAATTTCATTATGTGTGGTGCCAAGTTTGTCCAACTGTGTGGTGATCTCTGGCACATTTCCAAAGCTGGATTTTACACCTTTGATAAAAGTGTCGATATCTGTGCCTGGCTTGCCCAGACCTGTTTTTGTCAACAGAGTTTGGAATTTAGGACTTTTTTTAGAAAGTGTAGACAAAATATTTTGAAATTTGCTGGTTTGATTGTTTAACAGTTGATTCAGCAGTTGTTTGGCTATCTCTGAATAATCTTTAGGTGTGGCAGATTTAGCACTGTTGGCTTTGCTGATAAAACTTTTGGCCAACCAATCTGCTCCTTCTTGCGATTTAGCCATTGCTGGGTTATATTGATTGGGTTTGTCTCCGCCAAATAAATCTTTTTGTCCCGTGGCACCAGCATACGCAGCCTTGGCTATGTCTGCCCAGGATTCTTCTTTGATCAACTGGCGTTGATAAATTTCTTTAATTTTCATCTTGTCGCCTAATGGTGCGTCTAAAACGCTCGGGATCTCTGGTGCGGATAGCGTTTAATAATTTCCGCTGTAGATTTTCTGCAGTTTCAGTGTCATAGGTGCGATCTATCATTTCCAATAGATGTATGGCACTGTTGATGATGTTGCTGGCGCGGCTCTCCACGATATGGTGGCGATCGCGCTCTTGATACATTTCATCTAATTCTTCTAATAAACTGCGAGTCTTGCGTTGCATAATTGGTTCCAGCGATGTAATATTTAGCGACCCGTTAGTTTTTATTTTGTTTAATTGCCCCTAACATGGCCTTTAATTTGGTGCTTTGTACATCGGCTGTGACCTTGGGCACGTCATCAGAATCTGTGTTTGAAGTCAATACTTTGCTGGTACCTTTGATGCTATCTAGTATATTCACCGTGGGTTTGCGGAAGGAGTTGGCATCTTCTTGCTCGCCGCAGTCGCGTATGCGCAGGGTTTCTATGTTGAATTCTAGATCTATTTTTGAACCCACGCCCGAACTGCTCCGGGTTTTCATCAACTGTATTTGATATCTGCCTTTTTCTCGCATGCTTCTGCTGGTAAAGATACCAAACACATTGTCTGCAGTGTTGATTTTGGAAATACCCCCGGAAATGTGGCTGTGATCAAATTCAATTTCTTCCACTGCTGAACGATTCAACTGCGATGCTGTGACAAACAAGACATTTAATTCTCTGGCCAGATTACGCAACTCTTCGGACACATATTTGTCCTTCACAAACAGGTCATTGGGCGAGACCTTGGCCGACACTGGCATCAAGAGATCCAGGTAGTCCACGCACATGAAATCAATTTTGACACCGCGCTCAATTTCAAGATTTTTCACATAAGCACGTATGTCGTTCACGGTGCTCTGGGCTGGCATGTATTTGATCATGAAATTGCCAGACTTTTTCTGCAGCAGTCCCAGTTTCAATTCCACGTCATCGATGTTGCGAAAGATCTCTTTGCTGGCTATGTCTGTCATCATGGAATCCAATCGCATGGAGCACAGGCCTTCCGACAGTTCCAGTGTGATGTAAACACCACTGAGTCCGGCCATGACCCAGTTGGCTGCTAGATTTTGCATAAACAGACTTTTGCCCGATCCCGAACCCCCAGCAAAGATCTGCAGTTCTCCGCGATTGAATCCGCCGTAGAGTTTGCTGTCCAGCACAGGCCAGCCTGTGCTGAGCTGGCCATTGTTTGATTTGATGGCCATGAGCCGTTCACGCACATTGTGGAAATAGTCTGTGCCCAGTTCACGTGCTAGACACACATTGATGGCATCTTTGATGATTTTTTCCACAGGACCAAAGTTGCCTTTCTCCAGCATGTCTGCGGATTTCAATATCGCACGCTCTAGTTCTCTGTGCTGTGTGAACTTTTCAAACTCGGCCAAGAACCACTCTTGTGTGACAGTGGGCCGGGGTTCGAGATCTACTGAGGTCTTGGCCCTGACACTATCTCTATCGGGCACCACTTTGTATTTGTCAGCGTGTTCTTTGATGAACGCGGCTGCATCACGTAGTCTACGATCAAAATTTTCAGGGTTGAAAATGTTCTGTACACGAGCAAAGCATTCGTGATCCTGCACAGCCATCTCTAAAAAAAGACGCTGCATCTCGGGGGTAAATTCAATTACTGCTGATTCGTTTTTCAATTTCTCTTCTCCTCAATTCGATTTTCAAACGACTGCGTTCTCGGCTGCGGAGTATAGAAACAAGGGTGGCGAGTCTGCCATGGCGGCATACAGCATCATTCACATCTTTGATGCTGGTGTCCCAAAGTGGCATACTGACTGTGAACCCTTGCTCCGCAGCACGTTCCGCAAGTTTCAAGCCAGCACTGTCTTGGTCTGGAATAATAATTATGTCTTTGTCAAGACTTTTAAGTATAGCTATTTGATCCTCATTGAGATCATTGTGCATCAAGGCCACGCCTCCAATGCTGAGCGCATCAAAGATACCTTCGCACACAACGATCACTTGATCTTCGGGCCGGACCACATCTAGATTGAACACATAGCCCGGTTGTTGATTGCTGATGTACTTGGGGCGGCGATCATCCAGGTATCTTGAAGTATGTCCCACTATGTGTCCACGATATCTAAAAGGCACTATGATCCTATAGGCTTCCCTGCCAGGTGCGCCAGGAGTGATCCATATGTCATCAATATCAATGCCACGCGATAGACAATACAGTCTATAGGGTTCGTGGTCGGGATCTACGGGATCTATTTCCACTGCCAGTTCTGGCAGGCTCTGTTCTTCAAATTCGGGTAGCGGACGACTACGGCGTTCCTGTGCGATTATGTCCTGTATGTCCCGCAGTTTGAGACTTTCCAACTGCTGACGTTTGATCTCTTCGTCTGAGTATCCTGCCCAGGTCAGCAGGCGTTTGAGATTGTAGCTAAAGGTCCTGCCGGGCGTGTAAGTGGTTTTAAAACCACAGTTGAAACAGTGATAAGTCCAGCCTGTGTCGTGTTCAATCACGCCACCACGGCCACGGCGATCTGGTTTGCCTTCGGTATGCTCACAGCAGATGGCATTGAAACTGCGCCAACCGGACGCTGTGCGTTTTACTCTATTGATGCGGCCAAGTATATCTAGCATCCTGTTATTTTACAGGATAAAATGGTCAGTGTCAATCTCTGTAGAGTACCTGGGTTACCGAGTTGCCATAGATATTGGCAGCCACATTGGCATAATAGGCCACATTTATGGGCACAGGTGGCAGTGCGAATCTGATGCGCACATAGGGATGATAGCCTTCGGCATTGAAATACTCTTTGCCATATTTGTTGTCGTAGTACTCGACATTGCCAATCTGATACCAGTACACTGGCTGACCATCATTTTCGTTGTTGGTTGGCTCCCAGGATCCCTGTAGTTGTACCACACCTGAATAGTTGCGGAAGTCCACTTGGAAGGTGCTCTGCGGCGAACCATTGCTTTGAATTATGCTGGTCCAGGCCACAGGACGGTTGACGCCGTCTATGGCAGCAGTATTGCCGGTGTTGGTTACAGGTATGGTAATGTCTTCACTGGCAGTGAATCTGGGAAACACTGAATCAACAATGTCCACTGAACCACGAGCAGTGGCCGCATCATCCACATAACCTGCCAGATAAAGTGCGTCGCCACCAACTGTGGCCACTACTGTGCCTTGCGAAATTGTATTGACATTGCCGCCACCGGTGAGTTCAATGATGGGTGGCACCACATAGTTCTGTCCACCGTTGCGTATGGTTATCACATCCAGTCTATTGGTTAGATTGCAAGTGGCCTGTGCCTGGCTGGTGGCACCACCACCGGTCACAGTGATAGCCGGTGCTCCAGTATAGCCACGGCCAGCATTGGCCACTGTGATACCTGTGAGTCTACCGGCCAAATATGCTGTGGCTGTGGCTGTGGTATTGATATTGGCCGCACCCGGATCAAAGGTCACAGTAGGTGGTGCATCGTAGATGCCGGCGTCTACTATGTTGATCTCTACTATGCTGTTGCCTGCGAATGTTATGGTGGCATTGGCTGTGTTGGCTGCCTGTAGAGCAGCATTGGCACCCAGGCCCGGGCTGAATATTACTGCAGTGTTAGCGTCATCGGGATTATAACCATCGCCCACATTGGTTATTTCCACTGATTCCACACCGTAAGTGATCTGTGCCAGGCCCAGCGCACTGAAGCCTCCGCCGCCGGCAAATGTGATATTGGGGGTGTGCGTGTATCCCACTCCAGCATCAAGCACCACACACTGATCTACTGCGCCAGTGATGGTGGCTGCTAGATTGGCTCCAGTACCAGTGCCGTAGACTGTGACAGTGGGAGCCGAAGTATAGCCACGACCACGATCAGTGATGCGCACCGATCGTATGATGCTGTTGCTGGCACGCTCGATACTCCAGCTAGCGGGCTGTGCTGGAATGGCCACGGATTCTGCGGCTGTGATTATGGCTCTGCAGGTACCCAAGCGGCTGTTGATGTTTTCCATCTGTGTGGCCAAGAGCAAGTTCTCACCGTCGTTGGATATCAATCGCAGAGTAAAACTAAACAAGCTGATGTCCACTGGCTTTTGTTCTTGGTTAAGAAACTGAAAACTCAGGACGTTGTCTACACCTTTGTTGATGATAAGTTTCTTACTAAACACTGGACTCCACCTGTACGTTGTATTTAACTCTGTGTCAACAAGAAGAACGATGGATTTTTGGTCCACTAAATATGCTGAACTTGAGTACATAGTTATATATTTATGCCCAATGATTTCCAGAATCTGTTAAAAGAAAAGTACCCGTTTTTGACGCTGTTGCGCTATGCTGGCACGGAATATGTGGGCATAGTACAGAACTCTGATGACATCATTACTACATTGTATGACTATGGCAGTATCGCTGATGCAGAACTCAAGGGCAGTTTCGTAGAATTGGCCAATGTGTGGTGGTGGGAAAGCAATCGCAGCATACCCATCAATATTTTCCTCAAGCAGGACTGGGAAATATTCCGCCCGTTTCTCAAGACTTTTATCAACAAAGACATTGAAATACTCATGGGGCCAGTGACCAGCCTAAACGACATAGCACGCAAAAAGATCAAGCGTAAATCAATTACCTTGGTCAAGCGCATGGACTAGATTCATATGCAGAGTTACCAGGTGTGCATAAGCAATACTGTGACTTTTCTTAAAATAATATCCATCCTGCTCAGGCAACCAAACACGTTCGGCCACTTCACGCCAGGTTCGGCCCTGTAGATATCTCTTGGCTGGACGAATCACTGCTATAAACATGGCCATGCGTGCTAGAGTGTCCACTGGTTCGGGCATACGCTGTAGTTGATCCCAGGCGTTGTTGATGTGTACGATCTTTTCCACAAACTGCTGATCCTGTAATCGTTCCCAGGGCGGAGTGGCCATCAGCATCTGGTCATAGTGCTGTTGATCACGTATCAGTTGATACACTGAGTTGTTCAGCAGATCGATCTTGAAATAGCCACGCTGCTCGGCCTGTTGATAGTCTATGCTGGCATAACCGTTTAGAGTATCTTGGGGAATGTCGGTGACATACACACCAGAATTGTGCTTGACCAACTGATCGTTTTTGCGCTGGCTGGCAGCTGTGTAGTCAATCAGAGCCAGCACTTGATCGCGATTGGCCAAGTCAATGTCAATGTCTGCTGCGATTTTCATAGGCCCTGCTGCTGTAAATCGTGCTCGATCTTTAGTTGCGTGGCTGCGTAATCACGGAAACGCTGTGGCCAGTAGTCAGGATCAATCCAAGGATAGATGATTTCCTGCTGTTTGGAATCCAATCTTGACACAAACTCGTGCCCGGATGCACAGTTTAACACAGTCCAGGCAGTGACACGTCCAGCCGTGATATCATGTATGATGAGATTGGCATTGAGATATCTAAAGTAATCTCTGTAGTTGGCCAGGCTTGAGTAACCCTGCATGGTTTCTGTGGCCCTGGCCACAGCATCGCCAGCATCTTCCCTGCGAGTGTGTGCTATCAAAAATTCTTCGTAGATTTTATCGCTAGACCAATGATAGTCTATCTTGAGTTTACGCTGTTCGGGAGCCAGCAACCATTTGACATAGTGTGGAAAAGCAATCACTCTACTGTTCACACAGTATCTGCCAAATTTCACCAGCACACGATACAAACTGTTGTTTTCAAAACTGTTCCATTCATCAGCAACCTGCTGCCCCAGGCTGCGCTTGATAGCCAAGTAAGCCTGCAGTCCTAATAACACAGGTTTCTCTCCGCGGCTGGCAAATCTGCGCTTGGGCTCACAGAGATGCGCCAGCAGCGTAGATTCTCTGCTGAACTCTCGATCACAGTGCTGGCATTTATGTTTTGTCGTGTCCAAGGTCTCTGTGATATTGTTTGATATCTGCGTCTGTGATCAGTTGATCCAATACTTCGGCGTCGGCTGTTTTCATGTCAGGAAACAGTTCTCGCAGGGTCTTGGTGCGTCGGGTTTCCCGGGATTTTTTCACACGCGGCCAGGAATGCCGCTGTCTGCCTAGACCCGGGCTGGCTGCGATCAGCATATACCACTGCAGTTTAGGATGCCGGCTGAGAAGGAAAATATTTTTGTTGGCATAGTGATTGTACAGTTGCACATATCCTGACTGGATATCAGGCGAAGCGTCAACATAACTCATCCAACGCAGGGCCATATAGCCACTGAACTTTTTGCGATCTTCCGCAGACAACTGGTCATAGTATCCACGATCTCTGCGATCGATAGCAGCCAAGAGATCCCATAAGAAGTTGTCACGCTCGGCCACTACCAGGCCTTTCTATAGTCTACCACTTCGCAGTTGCGGCTGATATCTTTGACAAAATACACGCATTCGGGATTGGGTTCATCATCTAGCGGCACACACAGCATCTGTCCGTTCTTTAGTTTGGGAGCATACCAAGTTATCTCATGATATACATCAATGATCTGCGTGTCAAGGAAACTGGGACGGAACGATGTCAAGGGATTGAACTGAAATGCTTTGAATCCGCGATCATTCAAGCTGGTCAAGGGCAACACTTCTAGGTCGCCCAGTTCGGGCTCGCCAATCAAGATCTTCCAGTCCAAGGGCATTTTTACACGATGCCGGCCCACTTGTAGTATCAAGGCAGGGCTGGTAAACGATTCCAAAAATATCAATGGTATATAGTGATAGTCGGGCTCGTCAGGATTGCCGTTGTCAAACACGCCAAAACGCAGGTCGTCGATCTGTTCTGGCAAGCTGTCCAATTCATAACTGCAGTTGTCTAGTGTCAAGATTTTCATATAACAATTATACTTGAGATTGAGCAGGTGTCAACCTAGCGATACTCCAATTTCTCTTGGGTGAATGGATATTCTGCTTCTCGATAAAAGGTTTTGCGTTTGGTCAAGTGTCGCCGGGCAAATCTGCAGGTTGAGGTTATGTCCCAGATCTGAACAAAGTCTTTGTCTTCCGCTTTACGTATGCCACGACCAATTGACTGGATAACACGCACAAAAGACTTGCCAGGCTCAACAAGCACCAAATTAAAAATACGGGGAATGTTAATGCCAAC